AGATTGTTGACGTTCGCCGCCGTGAGTTCGTTGGTCGTCTGGGTCGTGCTATTGCTGGTCTCGGTCTGCCAGACAGTCCCGCCGTCCACCTTGACGAACACCGCGCCGCTGTATGACGAAGGAGGGCCAGCTCCGTTGTCTTGCAGCGAGTTCGCGCCCACCGCATCCAGCAGCCCCACGAGAATGTTGGCGTCGTCCGTGTTGGCCTCGGTGAACTGAACTCTGGCCTCAAAGAGCAACGGCTTGTCCGCAGCGAACTTGAACACCTCGTTCGCCGACTCGATGTAGGCTTCGTCGTTGTCCGCCACGGTGCCGTCAGACGCCACGAGGGCAATAATCCCATGCGCCGCATCCCCGACACTCGCCGTGCCGGAATCGGTGAGGGTGGTCACCCAGTCCGCCGAGTCGACGTCGCGGAGAAAGTCGTCTTGAATCGTGAATTGGTTCCGGAGTCGCAGCAACTCCGGCAGCCCATCGGTTCGAACCGCCATTGCGGCCTCCTTTAGTTGGAACGAATGGCAGCGATGAACTGCCGGGAATCACTGGGATACGACACCGCCGCAGCCACCGGGGGAGAGACGGCCGGACGCCCCGCCCGTTGCGTCACCGGCCACGATTCGAGCAACGCCGCCCGCTTGCCAGCGTCGACAGTCAAGAGGGCCTTGAGTCGCTCAGGGGTGACCTCTCGGCCAGACGACTCCAACAGCTTGCGGGCGTCGTGATCGGCCTTGACCACCGCGAACCCCTCAATGAGGGCGTCCAGCTTGCTCATGATCGGGGTCAACGATTCGGCCACCGCCTTCTTCACGTCGGGCATTTCCTGCTCTTCCATCTCGGGCTCTGGCATCTCGCCAGTGGGGGCCGCGTCGGCCTGCAGCATCTCCTGCGCCTTGAGGATCGCCGCGATACGCTTCATTTTGCTGGCTCGGTCACCGTCACCGGCCAGCACTTCGGACACCATCGCGCCGAAGTAGTCTTGGCCCTCGGGAATCAGCTTGTCGGCGTATCCGCCCATGCCTTCCGCCTCAAGGGCTTTCTGTTCGCCCGCCTCCATCGCACCTTCGCGGATGGTCTTCATTCGCGTCTCGCTTTCAAAAAGCCCCGCATTAGTCGCGGGAGTCTGGACTAGGTCAATCGAGTGAACCCGCTCGACGGTCTCCACAATCACCCGCTGGCCATCCATGCGGACGGTTCCCTCGGCGTGATGCGACAGGCCGATACGGTTCGGGTTGCGTTCTGCCGCCTCGGCAACGAGTTCGGCCTGCGGATGCGACTTGAGGTAATGCAAGTCCCCGTACACCGCCCCCTGCTCCTGCCGGACGTTGCGGATCCAGCCGAACGCCTCGGCGAGTGGTCGGTCTTTGCGCTCGGTGGCTGGATGGTCCACATTGACGGGAGCACCCTCGTACAGTCGGGCAGCCTCTGCCATCGCACGCGGGCTGTAACGCCTGCCGTTGCGGCTGTCTTGCCCAAGGATACGTACCCCCTCGATCAAACCGGCTTCACGGTCGACACGTCGGGGGGCGATGGTGGTCTGTTCGGTGAGTCGCATGAATCGATTGTCACCGACTGCAACTCCCCCGCAATATCCACCCTAGGAAAATGGGGCGTTCATACAAAATCGACCCTGGTTAAAATTTTTACCAGGGTCATGGAACCCGAATCTTCCGGGCTGCGGGCTCGGCCTTGGTCTCCAAATAGCACCGGCAATTCGGGTGCGCCGGCGGCCCGCCGTTCTTCACTACCTCCGCGCTTGCACGCACACCGCCCGGGGCGACGAGGTTATCCAACACCAGCCCCCACAAGTCCGGAACCTTCCCATGTAGGGGCCGACAGACGGGGCAGACCTTGCCGTCCTTCTCCGTGATCCACCGCGTCACGAGGTTGTACCCTGCAGGCTCGATCACGATTGCCGTTGCGTTGGTGCCCTCTGTCTGTGCCAGAGTCGTAGTCGTGGCTGCGGTCACTGCGTCACGATCCGGGCCGAGTGCAGACACCAGCACGCTTTCGACGTCCGCCGCTGTGCCTGTGCGGATCAGGTCACCCGATGCTGTGACGACCTCTTTCGCGGATTGCATAGACGATCTGGCAGACTCTGCCGCGATTGCCTGCGCCCTGATCAGTGCCTGTCGATATGCCTGCGTCCGGGTCTCATCACTCGGCTGTTGACCAGCGGGTAGCAGCTCCTCCACGTGCTGATTGAGGGTGGCAAGGATGATCGCCAACAGGATCAACGCTAACTCTCGCCGGCGCTCCTCCTCCCAGCGGTTCCAGTCGGCTTCTGAGACGTTCCGCACGTCCGGGGGATTCCCCAGCAGTTCCCGCAGTTCCCTGCGTTGCCTCGATGACAGGCGGGAGAGTCGCTTGGCAAAGTCCGACTCCACGCCCATCCGGTTCTGAAGTTCGCTCACTTCTTGCCGCCCTTCGCCTTGGCGAGTGCAATCGCCACCGCCTGCTTAGGTGGCTTGCCCGCTGCAATCTCGGTCTTGATGTTCGCCGCCACAACTTTCGCACCCTTGCCCGGCTTCAATGGCATGGCTCATGTTCTCCAAAATCGCCCGCGCTTCCGGCAGGCTGGACACACTTTCCAAGGCTGCTACGACAGCAGCGTCTAGGCTCGACTCCTGCACGTTCCCGACGATCCCCGCTGCCCAGTCCACGCCACTGGTCCCACCCCAGCCCAACCACGCGACGTGACCGGCATCCCGCCACGGCTCGCCCTCATACTCCGGGGCCACGTCCGCATTCTTCCGGTGACGGGCAAACGCCGCCATCCGCCCGACGGTCTCACGTGACAGGTTTTCCCCGCTGGCCAGTTGATTGGCCCGAGTCCATCCGACCTGAGTCATTCCGGCCACCGCGTCCCCGTGCTCATCCCGCCACTTCAAGACACGCCGGGCGTTGTTGCGGGCCGCCTCTGGCGGGCTGTACGAGTCCTCGGCTTCCCTGACTGGCATGATCGACGGGGCCGGCGCTTGGGTCGGTCCCTCCTCCGCTCGGTTGCGTTGCTCCTCCTCCCAGTCCAGCCCCATCTGACGGGCTGCAGTCCGCTTGGAGACGACGCCCATGCCCAATTGGATCTGGGACACGTCCGCCAGTTCCCGGGCGTTGCGGCTGGCCACAGAGGGCTTCTGGACGGCGATGTCTACGATTGCCTCGATCTCTGGCCACGGTCGGGCAGTCAACAAGCCCCTATCGTGTTCGAATCGCAGCACCTTCCACAACAGGGCGGTGAACTCCCTCGCGTAGAACGACTGATCGGCCTCCCTCGCTTTGACGAACGGGGATTCGGCTACCAGCGTGCTCGCGTAGTTGGCGTTGCTGGCGTCACCGCTGACCATGTACTCGGGCATCGCCCAGCGTGTCCCGACGATCCGCAGCACGTACTGCGACACCTCAAGGAATCCGCTGTTACGCTCGGCCCCCATCGGCCCCGGCTTGTAGACCAGCCCCGGCGATGGCTTCAAGATCGTGCCCGGCTTGTACCGCTGGACGTTCTGGTTCTTCGTACCACCGCCCACCACCTGCCGCCCGTACTGCGTCACAGCATCCGACGCCCCGAGAGTCTGGATGCTGGCCTGTGACGTCCCAGGGGGAGCCTCCAAGATCCACGCGATCGCAGCCTGAAGCGCCGCACCTTCTGCCATGTTCCGCCGCAACTTCGCCTCTCGGCTGATCTCCTCCACGACGAGGAACGTGTCAGAGACGCCCCGCTTGGCATTCCGGCTCACGTTGCGTTTGATGTGGCACATCCTGCGCGACGGGATGTAGTCCCAATCCAGCCCGCCATCATCCCGCGACAGGTGATAGCCGAGGGCCTCGGCTGGACGGTTCGCCGGGCTCCTCACACCGTAGGACCACGAGGTAACGCCATCGAAGTCACTCAACCAGTCCTCTAGCTGCCGCACGTTACCCGGCTCGCGGATCTGGTCCGGCTCGACCATGCACAGCGTTGGCCTGCCATTGGTCGCCAGTTCGATGTAGGCGAACGCCTCGCCGTCTTCCCGGCTCCTGTGATGCAACTCCCGATCGAGGGAGCCGACCATGTCCACATCATCCACGAACCGATCGATCACCCGCTGGCACAACTCGACCAACTGCTGATCTTGCCCCTGTGCGGTGAACTCGAACCCCGGGCCGAAGGTATATTCCGCCAGCCGGTCCAAAGCAGCAGTCGCGACAGGTGTCAAAAGCGACAGGTTCCTGGCTGCCCCCCGGATGTACGCCAAGTCGACTTCGCTGTCATAGTACGGCTTGAACCGCCCATCGCTGCGATCGGTGACGCTCGTAAACGGATTGACGGCCGTCGGATAGCCGAAGGTCGGGTCATCGTACAGGTAGCCCCTCCGGTCGATCGTCTCG